CATATCGTTGCGTGCATCATCCACTAATCGCATTACGTCTTCGGCTGCTTGTATATCTTTATCATCATAATCTGAATTTGCAAGTGTTTCTTGTAAACTTTGTAAGTTACCAACTGCACTAGCGGCTCCGCTTGCAGTATCGGCAGCAACTGTATTATCTCTATTTCCGCCTTCACCACCGCCACCGCCTCTTGGGTCGTGGTCTGCTTGGTCATGGTCGCCATGTTTCTCAATTAGTTCTTCAGACTTAACTAATGTGCTTTCACCTGCAATAGATTTAGCCAAAATAAGTTGGCAGTTAGGATTTGCTGGGCGATCTACTAAAGATACTTCCACAATCTGTCCGTCAATAATTCTTCCGTTGGCGGCTTTCTGGTCTCTTACAACTCTTGGTGATTTGATGCCAATAGAAAAGCCACGCAATACTTTGTTCTTAACTTTCTTTACTGATACTGGGTCAACTACTAGAGCACTAATATAATGTCCATCGCCCTTTTGTTCATACTCTTTAGCAACGCCAGCCGCAATATTACTATGTTGTTCACGAATATTTCCGCCAGTCATAAACCATTCTGGCATAGCACGGTCTAACCAAGCAGGGTCGCAGATTTGTTGGTCAATATCTAATGTGTCGTCAGTGGCTTTACCATAAACTGTCAAAGTTCCATCTGAGTTTTCATCCATCTTGATAATGCCAGCATAGACATTAGTTGTACTATTCATAGTTATCCTTTACTCGCTTTCGCTACTTGCAAATATTCCTATATCAACTACATATGGCGCAATGTCGCACATGCAGTTTGGATGTACTGGAGGTTCTCCGTTAATCCATTCTTCGTCAATCCCGATTGGAGATTGATTAAAGTTTTCCATACATAAGTCACAAGGCTCGGCTACTAGCCATTGTACCTTCTCTACACCAGATTCCTGGTATAAATCCATTGAAGCATTTACAACCGCTGACCGCATTTCTGTACCAGCAATAGTGAGTGCTCGACTTGCGTCATCAACTATATCCATTAAGTCTAGAGCAATTTGTCGCCTTGTAGAACCTTCTAGTAAGCCATCTGCCAACGCCGTACCAATGCGATCAAGTGCGGTATTGGTCATACCCTGAATCTTGACATTTCGTTGCTCTAAGAGGCGTTTAAGCCCATTTGGAGGTGCTACTAGCAAGGCCGCTGCACGATTTCCAGGCTTCCATTTGTTCCAATTTGTATTTAGGCTATTTAGTAGTTGCTTTTTACTTGGAGCCGCTTTAGGTAGAACTTTTCTGGCTATATCGTAAGTGCTTAATTGACTTCCTAATGCCCATCCATCTGCATAAAGTCTTGCGAGTGCATTGTTTAATCGTTGGGTATTTTGAACTTGAACTTGGATTTTAGCCCAACTTCTGGCTTGGTTTGGAGTAATCTTGTTTGGATTATTCTCGTCACGATTATCTATTGGGTCATGTAAAGAAAACCAAGCGTCTAATATCTGTTGGACATTAAACATGTCTTTAATCGCCAGTCTAATTGAACGAACATGGCGAACCGCAAGCGAGGTTTCAAGTCGTTGTCGGTTTGGTTTCATTACAATCCTATGTATCTCTCCGCATACCACTTAGCAGACTCGGTATCACCAATGGATACATATTTGTTCAAAACTTCAGCATAGTCAGATTCAATCGCCTCAAAGTTGAATGGGCGTGTAAATCTACCTTTGCGTAACCACTTTAAGAATTTCTTAACTTCCTCAGTAGTCGTATCACCTTCGTCTTCCGACGCTTCCTCAACCACTTCTGGAGTAGGTTTTCCTGTTTCCGTTTGTGGTGTTTCGCCAATGTTGAGTTGGTCTTCTGCTGGGGTTGCGTCATCTCCTGAAAGAGCGCTTGCATTAGCCGCTGTTGCCGCATCGATAATCCCATCTGGTGATAAGAAGAATAATCCACCGCCAGTAGATAGCATTGGCATATCTGCTTGTGGAGTATCTAATAGTGGTAAGCCCATTGTTGAACGAGCCTCATTTACGGTTCTACCACCATTTTTTAACTCGATGTCAACTCTGCGTGCTTCTTTTTCGGTATCAACTTTTGATTCAAATAAAATCTTAAACTCTAGTTCACGAGGCATTCCTAGATATGTATAGCAAATGTTTGTTAATTGCTTACTAATCCAAGCCGCTATTGGTTGAATGCCAATAGTTTCTGCGGACATGCTTTCGCCTTGTTGTAACCCACTTGCGCCTAATGAACCGCTACCACTAAATCCAATTTCGCTAGGTAGAACTCCAAAGTGTCCACATATTGAAGTGATTAGGTAGTTATCCAAAACATCTTTAAAGCGTTCACCATAACCTTCTGGTTGGTATGGTTCAAAGCCTGCTGGCAAAATGCGAACTCTCATACGTTGTGCAGTTTGACCTGCTAGATCATCATTGTAGATGTTCTCGTATGCACGAATTAAGTCTGGATTATTACCAAAGTTTGCATCTGTCTTCATCATTAACTCTGGTGTTACTCCGTCTGTGTATTCTTTACGAATCCAATCTTGACGGCGTAGGTAAATATCGGCTAGAGGTAATGCTCGTTCTACTGGACTAAATCCGTAGATGGTCCAAGTGCGTCTATTCTTTACCAGATAAATCAAATCATCTGAAGTAAACTCGCCATCCGCATCTTCCGCCTCATTTGTTGCCATGAATTCTGACCGGGGAAAGCCGAACAGAATTTGCTGGAACGCTGGATTAGGTGGCATTGGTCGCATACCACGGTCATCAATAAGCGGTTTAATTGTTGAACCATCTAATAATTGTAATCCGTATAGTTCGCCACCAACTGATTTTTGTGGCCAGATAGATACGGCATCTAGTACTAAATTGTCTTCAAGAAAAATATTCATCCAATCGGCATATGTATAGCCATTGGCTCTATCTGGTTGTTCCCAGAATGCACGAAGTCTTGCAATATCTTCTGTGTATTTTTCTCTTGCTTCGGCCATTGCACGAACATGGTCTTTACCTGATTGTGCCGCTATCTTTTCTGATGCGTCATCTGATAAAACAATATCCCAGCCCATACCAGTAATTTTGGCTTTAACAACCTCTAAGCATCTGCGGATAATATCTACTTGATCTGCGGTTGCTCTTAAAGTTGTAAATGGTACAAGTCTTGTTGGCGTGATGTTGATGTTTTGTGCAACTTGATATTCATATCGTCTTGGGTCAGCACGACCATCTTCACGAACAGGGTTAATTGCTCCAGGTATTAAAGGATTTCCTGGTGTAAATGGAACCATTGGCCAAATTGGATTTCGCGGAAGCGAAGTTGATTGACCGTATTGTTGATTCCAAATACCAGACGATTGAACCATCTCTTGTTCAGACATGGTGACTGAGCCAGCAGGTAGTCGCGGTGCTTTTTCTATTTGCTCCGCAACTGCTTTGGCAAATCTATCTAATAGACCCATATGGGCTCGCTTCCTAGCCTTGTACTACTACGCGATATTGATTTGAAGTAGGTGCGACAGAGAATAGCAGAGTAATTGTGTTAGTGGTAGCATGATTTACATCGCAAATTACTTCTGCATATGGGCTTGAATTATCATATACAGTTACTTGAACATCTCTAGTGCCTAAGTTGTGAGTGATAGTGTATGAAGTGGCTGAGCCATCTCCAACATTTGCGTTATATTTAGAAACAACAACTGAACTATCAATGGCAACAGTATTAGTTAATACAGAAATACCATTACCTGCACCGACAGCAAGATCAGAACTTAAGTTAAGACCTGAGGTGGTTGCAAGTTTAACCTCTGCACCGCTAGCACCTGTCTGTAATCCGTAACCGCTTCTTGGTGCAAAAGTAAAGTTTGTGCCAGTTAGCAATACACCGTTCGATGCTGTGTAAGTTCCTGCACCTGAGAATTGAGCAAAAGTTAATCCTGTAGTGTTTAATGTAATTGGATTGTTTGTAGTTAAAACCCAACTTGTGCTAGCGTTTGTGTCACCTTGTTCAACAAAAGTAAACATACCATCTGTGACCTCGGCAGATGTATTGGCATCTGTTGAGCGAGTTAATACCCATACTGAACTTAAACCACCAGCATCAGTTACTGTATAAATACCATTGTATGGTGCATTACCACTTGTTTCATTTTTAACAAGAATACGAGTGCCTACGGTAGAAACCACAAAACCATCAATATCTAACTCACCATTAGCATTAGCAGTTAATGTGCCACCTGCTGTTGAAGTAAAAGTATAGGCATCTAAAGCACCTGCTGTTGCATAAACTACTGAGGCTTTTACATCTAGCCCTTGTGCTACAGAATCTACATAGCCTTTGTTTGCGGCATCTGTGTCTGCGCTTGGTGTGCCTAAGCCTGTTAGTTTGAATCCAGCCATTGCCAAATCTTGTGATGGCGTAAATGCGTGTGTGTGATCTTCTTTAGAAGGTGTACTTGCTGAACCTGCTGAACCTGCCGCACCGCTAATAGCGTTTGGTGTTGCTGTTCCTAATGCTGGCGTTCCGTGGGTGTGGTCTGAGCGAGCATAAGTAGTTGCTGAACCATTACCACTTGAAGCACCATAAGCAGTTTGTGCTGTTACTGTGCCAAAAGCATTAGTTTGTGTCCATGTTGAACCATCTGAGTAGTAAAATAAGAATGTATCTGTTGCATAAAAAATAGTTCCAGCATCAACAGTATTAGCCGCAGGACGAGATGCTAATAAGCCTGATTGAACTGCGTTACCAGCAACTTCCCAACGAGTACCATTGTAAATGTATAGTTGATTATCAACTGTGTTGTAGTAAATCTGACCAGCACTAGGAGTTGCAGGTGCGGTTGCCAAGTTTTGAATTACGGCATTTTGTAATTCATTTTTTGTTAAGTCAATACTGACTAGAAATTTGCGTGCCATGTTTTTTATTCTCCTAGACTATATACGCAACGCCTGTAAAGGCACCGGTAAATGTGATTATCATTTGGTTTGTTGATGGATATGTTACTGAACCTTCGCATTGTGTACCGCCTGAGTCTAATACAATCGCAAGTGGATTAAATCCTAAATTGTGATTGATAGTCCAAGTGGCACTTGATACTGCTTGTGTATGTGTGTAAGCAATATCAGATGGAGTAAATGCTCCTGCTGGGCCTTGTGGACCAGGTGCCGCTATTGTTACATTTGGAATTACTGGTTGAACTATTATTACTTCGGTCATGGTGTCCTAGTCACTTGCGGTGATACTTCAATAGTTCCTTGCACCAATCTTGTTACTACTGAGGCTGGTGATGTTATTTCCAAATCATAAGCATATTTGCCATTTGTTATAGCGGCTGTCTGTGCGGCTGTGGCACGAACTGCAATTAAGCCAGTTGCGCCAGTAATTGTTATTCCTGAGCCAGTAGTTAATGATAGAACATATGTTCGAGCAAGTGGTGATGTGCGTATCTGTAATGCCGCAGTATAGCCAGTTATATTAACTGGAGTACCTGCTGGATTTTCGTAAGTAAAGTTTATATACCAATCCGCCCCTTGGTCAATAACCGTGTTATATGTTACTGCCACTTAGTTCTCCGTTCAAAAGTTCTGCACAATACTGACAATTCTTGTTTGCTCGTTTGTTTGGCATTTGGCACTTTGGACAAATTAGAGACATTGATGCCAAAGATGATAATGCTATCGAGCCATCTTTAAGTTCAGTTAATGCCCATACTAGTGCATCTAATCTATCTGGTGAGTCATCTGACTCTGGTGTCCATAATACCATTTGGTCTTCTAAATATGGAAATGAACCAACGTGATGGACTCTGCCTTGTTCGTATAAAGCCGAGATAGGTTCTGCTCTTACTCTTTTGCCTCGTGTAGCAATTACTTTACTAACTGGCACATTGCGATCTACTTGTTGGAGAACCATAACGACCATATCTCCGCCATTGTTTGCTTCAGCGACGATTCGGTCTGCTTTATGTTTCCTAAATGCTTCAACTGCCTTCTTTGCCCACTCGTTTGGAGTAGAGCGTAAAGTGTCATCAGAGAGGACATAGAAGTGTCCTGAGTTACTAATTCCTGCTGTGACGATTCCTGTTTCATCTGAGTTTTCCCCACTTGTAACGGCTGGGTCAATAGCAACAACAATACGATAAAGCGGTGGAAGTTGGTCGGCTGTAATACGAGTATCTTCTATCCATTGTCTTGTCCACAATGCACCTTCTGCTTGTTCTAGAAGTTCTCCGTATAACTCTTGCCTTCCTGTGCGTGTACCTTCATATCTCGCACTTAGTTCCGCTAGAGCGGTCTCAGATAAATTCTTAGCATTATCAAATGTGCTTCCACGAGTGATATGTACTGAGCCGTCTGTGCGATTTACCCAGTCACGCAATAAGCGAATTGGCTTGGGAGTAGTAGTAACTACAACTCTTGGTCTTTCGCCAATACGAAGTGCTGGTGCCAAACCTTCTGTCCAAGTTTCATATGGATATTTCCATACCGCTAACTCATCTAGCCATGCACCGCTTAGGTTTAATCCACGACCAGCATCTGGGCTGTCAGCACCAAACATGTGAACTATTTGACCTTCTGTAAAAATTATTTTGTATGAAGACTTATTGTAGATAAAGTCTTTGTCACGAACTAATCCATTATGCCGTAATGCTTTAAGGAAGCCTGATGGTCCTTCTACGCATATATTCTTAGCATCGCTAAATGTAGGAGCAATAATCGCCCATTGTGTTGGTGTGCCGTCTGGTGATTTAGGCGTGTTAATAATTCTATTTGCAAGCCACTCGCCACCAGTTCTGGTTTTACCCCAACCACGCCCAGATAAAATTAACCAGACAAACCAATTACCTTCTGGCTCCTGTTGTTCTGGTCTGCCTATATACCACCAAGGAGATAAGCGTAGTGAATGGATTACTTCTTCAGGTAATTTCTCCACCCATTGTGCTTGTTCTTCTTTAGTGAGTTGCTGGATCGTTTCCTTGACCGATAGTGTCATTTGTTATGCCCTCTTGTAATGCATCTAGAACTGCCTTCTTTGCATCATCAATAGATATCTTAATAGGTCCGCCATCCGCACCTGTAATCTCGGTTTGGTATTTCTTGGTTTCACTCCATCTTTCAGGATGTTTTCTTTCCAGCCACCATGAAGCGGCTTTCCAATTTCCATTATTAGCGGCTTGGGTAATTCGAGCCACTTTAATGACTTCAGCCTCGGCTTCAGCACGCTCAACCGACTCTCGAAACTCCTGTAATTCAGGGGAAGCATCTGGCGCCTCTGCATCTTTAAGCCATCTATAAAGTGTTGCTTCACCAATATTTACCATAGCGGCGGCTACTTTCTTATCAACTCCGCTTTGAATGGCATCTGTAATCTTCTTTTGTAACTCTGCGTCTAATTTGGTCGGGCGTGCCATTAGTTGGCTTCCTTTAGTATCTTCTTAATTCTATCGCTTCTTATTTCTTCAGATACTTGGACTAATTTCATTTCGTATTTGTTCTCTTTAATCGCATCCCAGTCAATATCTTTACGGCGGATAAGTTGGGTGTCAAATTTCTGCCATTGGTTTTTAACCACATGTTGAGGTCTTTGGAACCTACGCTTAACATCTACCGCATATGGCCAAGCACGCTCTAAGGTTCTTGCCATTTCTAACCGACCATCACCTTTGTAAAGTTGGTCAGTATTGCCGCCTTTCATAGTCATTGTTCCTGCTTTTTGTTGACTAAAGGCATTGAACGCTACTGTGCACCAGCCATCCGCTAGTACTTGTAAGCATAAATCTGTATCTTCGTTATATCTACCACGCCATCTATTTGGCAGTTCATTTAGTATCAATAGTACTGAATAGACATGTGTGTTTAAGTAGAACGGTGGCATTTCATTAACGCCTGACGAAGCAAGTCCAACGAATGTGGAATAGTTCATACCACTTATTGCTATATTTTCATAGCGGTCAGTAAAGTCTTCTATTGCTTTGAACGCAATTCCGCTATTCATACGAATACGCTTGCCTTTGTATAATCTTCTTACACAAGCGATATTGTCATCCAATATCCAATGGCGTTTATATCCTGCTTCCTTGGCATGTTCCCATACCCAGTTGCGTGCTGGAATACTACCAAGTCCAAGATTACTGAATGGCAATACCAAAATATTAGTGCGGTCATATTTAGCCGCATATAGTTCTAATTCTTGTGGTTCTACTACTAAAAAGAATGGAACTTTATCTTGTACTAGAAAATTAGGAGTTAAAGCGTTGTCGTATCTACCTTTACTAATAACATAGATAGGATATTGTGGTAAATAAGTCATTATTGAAACTCTATTGACGATGTATCATCTTTTGGTTTATGTGGGAACCAAATAGATTTTGTAGTCGGAGTAAATGTATAACCTAAAATACGAGCAAATTCTTGTTTATCTTCTTCTGATTCAAAACTAACAATAACTGTAAGTCGCTTGGATGAACCTTCCCATTCTGGCATACCTAACCACTCAGCGGCTTCGTCTTTATCTTTTATTTCTGATGCTGGTCGTGTAATCATTACCAAAGAGGCTAACTGCGCTTCGTCAAAGCCAGTTCCAGTTAAGCCAACTGCTTGATCTTCTACCATAATTTCTTTTAGTAGTTCGGTAAGCATTCGGTCATTAACTACGGCTAGATTGTTGATTTCATTATCGCCAGTAAGTATTTGTAATGCTTTTGTATCGTCTGGCAATAGATCAACTTTATGTACTGGTATTTGGTCTATGCCTAAGCGTGTAGCGGCTTCAACAACTCCATGTCCAGCAAGAATTGTATTGTCTTTTGCAACTACAACATTACGATAAAAACCATGTGTTTCAATGGACTTCATAATATGGCGTAGTTGATAATCTGGGTGTTGTTGATAATTGCGTGGGTGTGGCTTTAAGTCTTTGGTGTTAATTAGTTCCGCCACAAACGATTTTGCTTCCATTTACCTCTCCTATTTGACTATATCTTGAAAATATTTGATAGTTTTAGTCAAGCCTTCTAGCAAGTTTACATCTGGCTCCCAGTTAATTATTTCTTTTGCTAAACCAATATCTGGTTTGCGTTGTCGTGGGTCGTCTGATGGTAATGGTTGATAAATTATTTTTGACTTGCTTTCGGTTAAGTAAAGCACCATCTCAGCAAGTTGTTGCATTGTGAACTCTTTTGGATTACCTATGTTAATTGGTCCAATATATGCCATTGGCGTATTCATAAACTTAATCATGCCATCAATTAAATCATCTACATAGCAAAAACTTCTTGTTTGTGTACCATCACCATAGATAGTTATATCCCTACCTAGTAATGCTTGCTTAATAAAGTTACTAACAACTCTACCATCATGCAAACTCATGTTTGGTCCATATGTATTAAAAATACGAACCACTTTTATTGGTACATGATATTGACGATAATAATCAAAAAATAATGTTTCTGCGGCTCGTTTACCTTCGTCATAGCAAGAGCGTATGCCTATTGGATTTACATTACCCCAGTATTCTTCCACTTGTGGATGGACCATTGGGTCGCCATAAACTTCAGATGTTGATGCTTGTAATATCTTTGCACCAACTCGCTTGGCTAAACCAAGCATATTGATTGCACCATGTACATTTGTTTTTA